AGATGACCACAGGCACAGCGGCCTGCTTAATGTCGAATTCTGCCGCCGAAATAACGTCAGAAGCACCAACTGGAAGCAGATCGTAACCTGAGTACCAGCCAGCGTTAGAGTTTTCTGCAAAGGAAAGTTCTTGCAGGATCTTGTTACCGCCAGAGAAGGGCTTAATTTTGCCTTTCATTGACAGTTTCTTGAGCAAAACATTGTTGTCAGTTACGTTATCCGCAATCTGACGAGTCCTGCTCTCAATAGTCGTAGCGAGAATATCGCTAATATTTGGGTATGCCATGAAGCAAACCTCCTATAAGTGAATTAGAGAGTAAAACCATGAGGTTCGTTAATTAAACCTTGTTTACATGAGGTCTAACTTCGCTCTAATCGCAGGGGGTCACCTCGAAACATTTGTTTTACTGACCCTGAAAGGGATAAAACAAGCAACGTGGGGATCGCCGGAGCAATCGGTCAATTAAAATCTTAGGCGGCATCAGCCTTTAAATCAAGCATCCCTCGCAATTCATTTAGATCAGAGGTGCTAATAGATGCCGCCCATGCCTTTTCGCCAGGGCTAACATCGTCAAGAATACGCTCAATTACCGTTCTTAATGCCGCTAAACGCCCGTCCGACTGCCGCATTGCCTTTTCTGCAGCAATCCTTGCTTCAATTGCTATGTTTTTTTGCCGGATTACAATATTTAATTTGGAAACCGCCTCATCTTTAAGGGTATAGACTACAACCCGGCCTTCATCAGAAATAACATCCAATTCTTCTCTCATACTGTCTCCTGTTAATATGTCCAAATCCAGGGGCGCGACCTATTCGGCCCTTCTTCGCACTGATCAAGATGAATGAATCTATCGTCAATATTACCTTTCTGGTTTATACCAAACCCTGTCCATATCGCCTCTTCTATTGCGGTTGCTACGACAAGCAATGCATGCTGCCCAGATACCGCAATATCAAGCGCCAAACCTGTGTTATGGGGGCCAGGAGTATTCTTTGACTTCTCTATCGGGTGATCCTTGCATCGATAACCTGAGGTAATAATAAACGGAAAGCCACAACGAGTACGGAGCGTCTGGGCATCATCGATAGCTATTGTCTTCATTTCATTCTCGCCACAATGCTTACAAGCAAATTCCTCGTAAGTGAAATTATCCCAACTCATTCATTAAATGCCTGTTCTAATGCTTCTCTTCGACTATTCGGAGAAGGGGTGCCAGTAACCATCGATCCGCCTGATGCCATTGAAGACGCTGCCTGACGCTTGCCCTGCATCTGCGAATTCTGCGCATTGGCATTAGTTGCCGCTTTACGCTGATCAACAATCTGTTGAATATCAGGTCTGAGCGCAATCGCTCTCTGGTAAGCATCATTGAGACTCATCTCATGGCCTCGCCGTGCCGCCACTTCAATCAGGTCTGCCATCTCGTTTGAAACATCCGGCGCAAAGTCATGGGAATCCCTGAAGGTTGACCATTGGGNGGTCGCTTCAGTCTGCTGGGTACGCTGATAGTTTTGCTGCTGTTGCTGTTGCTGAGATAGAAACTGATTAATCGGAGCCATTCGCTGATCAAGCATCTGCTCAAACTGATGGGATGACTGATCACCCTGCGGAGCTTGCCCAGCCAACATAGAGTCCAATGTCTGGATATCCACACCATAATGTTGGATCAGTTCAGCAATGCGCCCTGCTTTAGCCTGCTGAGTGCCTGTCTGAAGCGTTGCAGCCGTTCCAAGCAGCGTTTCTACCGCTTGCATCGGTGTGCCGCCTTCGGCTCTGATAAGCCCTTCAAATGGCCCTACGGTGTTTTTAAACTCGTCATAATGCTTTCTGGCTTCCCCTGTCGTAGTCAGGACTCTATTAACTTCCTTCTCACGCTTCATAATCTCAGACTGTGCGGCAGCAGGAAGTTGCCCCCATGTCTCTCGGGCAGCAGGAGTCCAGGATGCAGGCGCTTTAGCTACTGCGGGTTCTTTAAGTGCAGGCTCTTCAAGCGCAGGCTCTTCAGCGAGATCAACGTCCTCAGTGATTGGTTCGGTGCCAATAGCGACAGGCTCGGCTTCTTCTTGCCCGATAACGCCTGACACCGCCTCTTCAACCGGTTCAACATCCTCTTGCTCAATCTCGTCAAAGGCCGCTTCTAGCGCCTCTCGGTTATTTGCCATAATTTTCTACCCTTCTGTGGTAAGAACTTGATGAAAGTCTTTCGATAGAGTCGCGTATTGCTGCTACCCGTTCTTTTTTCGTGCTCGTTTTTGCTATGCGGGATCGGTGATTATCCGCTTGCCCTCGCAATGAATCCAAATCGTTAGTCATGCCGGTTCTGGTAGTAAACTCCTGCATCTGGGCAGATGATGCTATGCGAGTTCCATCAGGGGCAATCACCTCCTGAAATACCCGTCCTGCAGGGGCTGTAGAGGATAACCTTTTTGGCTTTTCCACCCAGCCGTTCTTCGGCGTACCGTCTTCGTTAACGCCGACTTCTCTCCAAACATAGCTAGTCATTAGTCTAGCCTCTTCCAAAATCTAGGCTCACCTTCTGTATGCTTCCCTTCATCACTCTGACCTACCCTGTCCCATCGACGTAAAGTGTTTATAAGCTCTTTCTGGGCAACATTTATGTCTGGCTCTCTTATATATTGTTGATACATATCAAGGGCTTCAGCATATTGGTCTTTTGTTACCGCAAACATAGCATCGAGGATTCGAGTATCTTTTTCAGAATTCAGCGGCCTTTCCCTNTGGTTAAATTCATGCGCCCACGTTTGAGGCCTTGCTGCGTGTGGAAACACATTGACAGAATCTGGCTCCATAGGAAATTTCTCCCCCCTAAACTGATACCTTTCTCGTCGCATTTTTTTGAGTTTTTCACTGCTCTTTTCAGGCACGTAATAACCCTGAAGGTTCAACATTCTATTTGACTGAATCATGTTGGCTTTTGACGGATCAGCAGACATCCCTGGCCCCATCAAGGGGTTAACATCTGCTTGAAATTCAATGTCTCCCATTTGCTCATTTATTTTCCGATAGGCAGCAGCGGCTTCCGGCTTTTCCCGAAGAATCTTTACCATCATCGCCATATCATCTTGAGATGCCATGACTACATTCCTTGTGGCGGCATGCCTTGTGGTGGCATTCCTTGAGGCGGGCCTTGCTGAATCATTTGGATCAACTGGCCCAACTGCTCCCGCTTCGGATCTTGTGGGTTCATTTGCTGATACATCGCAATCAGTTCTTCAACAGGAGGAACTGGCGGCTGACCACCTTGCATTCCTTGTGGTGGAGCGCCTTGCGGGGCGTCCTGTCGCATGGCTTGAGCCATCATCATCATATCTTGTGGGTTTTGCATTATTTTGTCCTACGTTTCACGTGAAACTACTGGTTTAAGGGATGCTCGGTATCGTTCTCGGATCTTGAATTCATCAGTCTCATGCGACTCTTCTTCCATGTTAAAGGTAGCTTGAGCCTCTTCCTTGATAAACTCTTGCTTAGTCTCAGCCATGATTTCACGGATACGCTCATCAACCTCATGCGTTATTTCTCCGCGATCTGCCATTGCCTTGACCTGAGTTAATTTCACTTCATTCTGAGTTCTGAGGTCTTCCATCTGCAGATCATGCTGACGCTGCCTCTCATTATCCTGGGCCTTTATTTGTTCGGGATCTTGGTCTTTTTCAGGATTCTGTATGGCTCTCTGCGCTTCTTCAACCGCATTGTCCACCAATCCTTCAATCTCACTCGATCCCTTGAATCCTGCCAGACCCCATTGTAGTAACTGCAGCATTAGAGGTTCCATCTCTGGTCGTTTCTCCAGCATCGGCCCCATTGACTGGAAATAAGTCGCTAGAGCAGTGATGTATTCAGTCCGTTCCTGCTTTAACTGAGCATAGTCAACCATCGATACAGATTCAGGCTTAACACAGACGCGCCAGATCAGGTCTGGTCGGTCTTTGATCAGTTGTATCGCCGCCATGACAAGTTCTTGATTTTGTCCATCCACGGTGTACTGGATGTTGGACTGCTTGTAGATAGTCTCAGGCGAGAAGTGCTTGGATATAACTTCTGCTCTTAGCCGTATAAGGTCAGAGGCATAATTTGCAAACTCATCTTGCAGAGCTTGCACTCGCACTGATGAGAATCGCGCCTCAAGAGAGCGTTCAGTTGCGGTAACTGCGCCACCGGCTGACTGCGCACCGCGCATAATGTCTGACATGCCGGTAATTTCAAAGAGTTGCGATTTAACGTCATTCCTTCTTCCGACAAGTTCCTTCAAGACACCTGCAATCGACTCGTAGGGCATCCACTCAATGATCCCCTGGATACCACCTTTCTCAGCCCACATGGCCCAGTTATCCACGGCAATCAGGTCATTCTCAACACCTTCAATGAAGATGCGTTCGACATCCTCTTGGGACTTGTCATAGACACCGACCACTTTTACTGCTTCGGTAATCAGGGAGATGCGAGTTTCGAGTTTATCAATCTCGTTATACAGATCCTGCGCTTGAGCATAGTCCGGTAGCGGCATAAACGCTGACGTAGTCAGGTTTGCTGTCATTGGCTTCGGAATAGGGATAAATCCGGCTAATTTCAGCGGATCGTCTTTAATATCGAGGATTTCTGGGTAGCCTTTACACCACCAATAGACCTTCTTGTCTTCTTTGTTCCAGACTTCCCACACTTCAGCCCGTGACCACGCATCCTTGTGCGGATCATTGTCTGTTTCATCCTCTTTGGTGCGCTGGGTCTGGGTTAATGGGATTTTCTTGCCCGTATCCTCGCCAAATCGCTTAACCAACTCATCTCTGGTCGGATAGGTCTTAAAAGCGAACCATCTTAGTTCTGCCCATGTCCGGCAGGGTGACCATGTGCAGTCTTTCCAGTAAACGTACTCCATCGGGGCTTTTTCCCAATCAAGTATCTCATTTTCATAGCCTTCGACCAGAATATTGCCATCGAAGTCGAATTGCGCCTCCACTGTTTCAGTATGAGACTCGTAGTCATACCTGACACGGGATAATCCAAGGCCAGGGAGTAATCGGTCATCAAGATTCATCCGCAGTGAGTCAGAATACTCATCATTGGGTGTGCCAATATCAGCTTGCAGCATTCTGGTGAGGATCATCGAGGCAACACGGGCGACATCATCGTTATAGTCGAAGTTCGTCCGGTCAAAGGTAATTTCTGGTAGTTTCCCGAAGAGCATTGACCGTAGGGTGGTGATATTGGAGTAGAACAGGTTTAGTCGGAACCATTCCTGTTCAATGCCGGTACGTTTATCAAGGAACCGGTTAACCGTTTTCTCACCCTGCTTGTGCCACGGGCCTAATGCCTTGAAAGATGCTTCTAGTTCTGTTGACCAGCGGTCAAACATCCCTCTTGGGTCTTTAGCGAAGTCTTCAAGTTGCTGAATACTCCCTTGTGCGGTATTTGCCATTTAGATTCTCCTCCGAGCGATGGAAAGTTTACCCCGATTTTGATCTTTATACAGAGAATCAAGGCCAATTGTTGTCATTTGTATGCCGTCACGCTCTTTAACGAAGAATTCAAGGCCTGCATCGGGTGCTCTACTCCTTGTCGGGGTGGGGATCGACGGGTGCTGCCTGCCAATTAAAGACAGCGCGTCCACCTGATCATCATGGGCGACTGCAGGGAAATCCATTAACTCAGCGATCAGGGTATTAGTCCAGGTCGCGTTATTCAGGATTTTCACCCGTTTCTGCATAAAAAGACCCCGTAATGGGGCCGCTCTGACTTCTTTATTCTGTCCTCGTAATGGCATAACCAAAAGAGGGATGACGATATTTCGGGCCTTACACTTCTCAATCATCAGCCGCTGCATCATTCTTGAGGCATTATCATCGTCAATATAGAAATAGGTGATGTCGTGCATTGCCATGAGGTTAAAAAATGTATCACAGGTCTTATCAATGTCCACCTGCTGCCTGACAACGTCCATAACGAAAACATTGCGCTCGTCATCGATGCCGCACACTGAAAACACCGTATAGTCGCCCCCGCCTACGGTTAAGGCAATATCCACGCCACAGACGATGGTTAACTTGGGGGGAAGACTATCCACCACCTCAATATTCTCAGCGCCTACCCAGACACCCGTTTCATCCATCGGGATCTGCTGGTACATGCCCATCCATATCTGGGTATCGCGCTTATTACGGTCAACCATATCCTGAGTGAACCATTCGGGCCAGAGTCGGTCACCCAACTGCCGTCCGACAGGGTCGTCTTCGGAATCGCATTCCATCGGGATACGAATAATCTCCCAGCCAGTTTCTTCGCCTTTTTTGATGAGATCAAGAATACGCCCACAAATATCAGACTTTGACCAACGAGTGGTGACGATGATCTCTTTACCTTCCGGGATGAGTCGGGATCTAAAGTCGGCCTGATACCAATCCCACTGCTTCTGCATCTGGTTCTCGGATCGGGCCTGTTCAAAATTAAGTACAGGGTCATCGAGGAGGTTTAAGTGGGATCTTGTACCGACAATACCGGAGCCTACCCCTGCTGCCTGACAGAACCCGCCTACTTCGGTGGAGAATTTACCCACTCCCTGCTGGTCTTTATCTAATCGTGTACCGGAGATGGCTTTCCATTCCTCGGTGTAGCAGGCGTTTCTTCGTCTTCGGTTAAAGTTCTCTGCCAAGCCTTCCGTATTGGATGCGGCGAGAATACCGTGATCAGGATGTCGTGCCTGATACCAGTTAATAAAGCGAACAGAGGCGTAAGTACTTTTCGCTCCTCCAGGGGGCATCATCACCATCAGTTTATTGGTATCGCCCCTTTCAAGTCGTTCAAGGGCGTCAATCAGGACTAAGTGATGTGCTGCGGGGGGGAATTTATAGTCGAGTTCGCCGGTGGGCTGCATGAAGTCGCCAAACCCTTTAAGTGAGCTATAAGCGTTTTCTCGGGCCAATAGCTCCCGTGCAGCGGCCTGTCTATCCACGCAGGATCTGTGCCGCTTTCTCGATCTGGATAACCAGTGCCCGTTCTCTGGGAGTTTTGGGCTTGAATGTTGCTGCTAACACTCTATCGGCTTCCTTGATTTTTTTCTCATAAACAATGGGATGGATATGGTTCATACCCCTCTCCTGGTTAAGCAGTAACTGCAGTTAAACAGTTATTGATTGTTATTTCCTCTTCTTTGCTCTCCATCTGGCTTGGGTAGCGGTCTTTTTCCTTCGTCGTTCATCACAGGTCAGGCATTCACCATGACGCATTTTCACATAATCCAAGACCTTAACCAGCATATAACCTTCAGGGATAACGCCATCAGGAATCGGCAGGTTATGTTCAGCCAGATAGGCAGCATACGAGGAGTTCTTAATGGTGTTACCGCTCATGTCTTATTCCTATATCGTCGTTTACGCTCACGCTCCTTCTTGCGCCTCAACTTACACGCACCGCAGTCAGGATGAGGTTTATCAGAAAGAGGGGCTTTCGACAGATTAGCATCTGCAGATTGGAGTATTTCATCCTCGAACTGAACGTCCCCCATTAACTTTCCCAGCCTGATCTGCATCTCTCGGATGTGATCAATCTGCTTCGATCCTTTCGGACACTTCGCTTTAGAATGACCTTGTTTGCCGCAAATAGAACAGTACATCCTCAAAGTGTTTTCCCGTGATTTCTGGCACTTTCAACACAAGAATGCGGCCTGTAGAGCATCGATAAAATCCTTCCCAGCATCCAAAAGACCGGTTGATCAGTGAAAAGAGCCAATAGTTGATTGTCTGATAGCCAATTAAGCGAATATAGAGGCAGATTACACGGATAAGAGGTAAATGTCACAGGGACAAAAGAAAAAAAATAATATTTCTGAGGGTGGCATATATACAGCACCATCACTCCAAAGCGGGCCAGGGTGGGGGGTGGGGTCGAACAATCAGGTGCCCATACCCCTTGATTCTAAAGGCTTTCAAGGCAGTGTTGCGTGAAGTGGGATACCAAACTTTGACGTTGCGTTAAGTGGGAT